CGAAGGGTTATTGAATCTATCCAAACTACTGGTTCCACACTAGAACCTATCGTCCTACCCGCCACAACCCCCAAGACAATTGCACATGGTATCAAGAGTCTTGGGATGTCTGGTATTGAGTGGACATATCCTATGGATGTTCACGAAGATGGTCTTGATTTGAAAACAGGATTACGTCTGACTCACTACGAGACCGCTAACCATTCCAATCGTGTTGCGTGTATGATTTCTCACATGAGATGTTGGAAGAAGGCAATAGACCTCAATGAGACTATTGTAGTTCTAGAACACGATGCATTCTTTACCAGACAATTCTGGCCCGAGGTATTGACTTCTGAATGGAAGGGTGGTATAATAGGACTAAACGACCCAAGAGGTGCAACCCGAAGGTCTGGTATATTCCATGAGCAAGTATCGTCCAAGAAAGGATTACAACCAGTACCTACGATAGATGACATGGATGTACCTCAAGGTCTGGCAGGAAACTCTGCATATATGATCTCACCCAAGGGTGCTAAGAAACTACTAGATAAGGTAAGAGAAGTGGGAATGTGGCCTAACGATGCGTTGATGAACAAACAGTTCTTCCCTTGGTTAGAAGTCGTTTACCCATATTATACTACAATACAACGAGGGTTGAAGTCAACCACTACACAATGAAAGCATTTGTAATTACAATAACTGATAACGAGAGATCGGTCGAGTCTGCGAACCGATGTATTGAGTCTGGTAAACGTCACGGACAGAAGATCGAGAAGTTTGATGCAATCACTCCCGCAGATAATCCTGTGGAATTGTTAAAGACCAGAGGTATTGACCCGATACAATTTGATGAGAAGTATTCTCGTAATCTGAATTGTATCTCTGCATTCCTATCACACTATGCATTGTGGGAAGAATGTTCGAAGGGTTACGAGAACTTTGTTATCTTTGAACATGATGCGATCATGATAGACAGTATTCCTCCAGCACATCCTAGATATGTAATGAACCTCGGACACCCATCTTATGGTAATTGGAACACTCCACAGATGTTGGGTATCAATCCACTGACTACTAAGAGATACTTCCCAGGCGCTCATGCGTACATGGTCACTCCTGCTGGTGCGAAACTACTTGTGGGTAACGCACCTCTGTACGCAAAACCAACTGATGTGTATCTGAATACAACAACGTTCCCTTGGTTACAAGAGTGGTATCCCTTTGTCGCAGAAGCGAGAGATACCTTTACAACGATTCAAGTAGAAGCGGGATGTCAAGCAAAACACAATTGGAAAGAAGGGTATGAAATCATCGATGCATAATGTATTTTTGACAGGGTGTGATAAACATACCGAATGGCAACTCCCTTGGTTTATCGAGAACTATCGCAAACACAATACGAAACCTATTGTACTTGCAGACTTTGGTATGGATATTCGTACACGAAAAAAGATGGAATCTCAGTTTGACTTGGTGATTGATGTCAAGAGTGAAGCAAAGGGATGGTTCAAGAAACCTCGTGCGATACTGGACGCCACCAAACTAGATGGTGTGAAGAAAGTCTGTTGGATTGATACTGATTGTGAAATCAAAGGCAACATCGATGATCTGTTCAACTTTACTGTTCAGGGTAAACTGTCTATGGTAGAAGATAGACCTTGGACTATGAGAAGACCCGAAATGGGTAGGTGGCATAACTCTGGGGTTGTTGCGGTAGAAGGTACACCAAACATTCTACGTGCATGGGCAGACGAGTGTATTTGTAATCCTGTACAGGGTGACCAAGAGACTCTGTATCTGATGATGAATGGTGATGAGATATACAAGATGACGTGTATCGAATCTATGCCACACACATATAACACTTTAAGGTTAGACTACATAGATGGTATAAACGTGAAGAATCCCAAGATTATCCACCATACTGGTAAGAAAGGGAAAGAATTAATTAAAGAACAAATGGGAAAAATATAATGTATGAATACAGAACAAAAGTGGTACGTGTCGTTGATGGTGATACCGTTGACGTTGACATCGATTTGGGGTTTGGTGTTTGGCTTCGAAAAGAGAGAGTCCGACTATATGGTGTGGACACCCCCGAATCACGAACTCGTGATCTCGAAGAAAAGAAATATGGACTTGCGGCAAAAGACTTTCTCGTAGAGAAGTTAGGTGATAGTCCTGTTCTGAAAACAACAAAGGATGGCAAGGGTAAGTTTGGTCGTATCCTCGGTGAGTTCCTTGTTGATGATGGTGAAGGTACAGTCCGAAGTGTTAATGATTGGTTAATCAGTGAACACCATGCGGTAGAGTATATGGGTCAATCGAAAGATGCGATTGCGGAACAACATTTAGTGAATAGAGAATTGGTTAAACTATGAAAGTATTACACAACAACGTCCTAGTGACACAAGCGGAAGCCGAGACAACTACCTCTGGTGGTATTATTCTACAGAACGATATCTCATCTGGTAATAAACCCGCAGTCATTATTGCATTTGGTGATGATGTACAAGGTCTTCAACAGGAAAACAAAGTGTTTCTTGACTGGAGTAAGTCTATGCCTGTGGAGATAGATGGATTGAAGTGTGCGGTAATTGATTTTAGTCATATTAAATTAATTATAGAGTAGTACACATGAACAAGTACAGAGTAAATGTTCTGGGTAATGGCGACCATGCGGGTATGTTCGAAAGAGGAACGCCTGGCAAACTATTAGTTTGTAATATGCCACCATTCGAGATTCCACGAAAGGAAGTGTGGGCGACCTGTATGGTTGACTTCAAGATGATGAAGGCACTTCAAGAAGGTCATATCAAGTTAGATATGTATGACTGGGTTCTTGGTACTAGACCACGATTGTGGATGGAACAGTCTGGAACATTCTATATGAAGTACTCACACTTGATTAAGGGTTTCTATCAACACGTACCTGAGTATGCAAATGTCACAGGTGACCCTCGTATGGCTGCGACCAACTTCAACTGTGGTCATATGGCGGTTCACTATGCGTGTGCAAAGATGAAAGCTACCGAGGTTCACATCTATGGATTCGATAGTATCTTTGATATGAATCTAGAGAGTTTCACTGATCTATTGTTAGAGAGTGATCGTGGTACGCAAAACACGGTTCGACTCGCAAACAATTGGAGACCCATCTGGACTAATATGTTCAAAGAGTTTCCTAACGTAACATTTCACTTGTATCACAGTCATGACAAGATTAAGATATCTGTCGGAGATAACGTAAAGATTCATACCAAGGGGCGATGAATGAAAGAGAAAGAATCTTATAAGGAATTTTTGGCACGAACATATCGTGAGATGACCGAACAGGTCGATGCGGTAATTTCTAAGGACGCAAAAAAGGGGTTAGATGAAACTAACCCCCTGTTACTACGGATTCAAACCCTTGAGAAAAAGGTGAGAGAGTTGGAGAAGAAGAACTAAGTTCTCTTTTTCTTATCTCGTTCCTTTCTAATCCATAGTTTTGCTTTGGCATTCTCTGGTGGTTTATCCAAGAACTTCCGAACATCTTTGTATGCACGAAGAGTCTCTTTCTGGTAGTCCTTACCATCAGAGTTATCAACGATGAGCATATTGGGTTTACCAAAGAAAGTCTGGAATGCACCGATGTTCTTCTGAACAGTCTTCCAATAGTTGGTAACTTCTTTCTCACCAATAGTACGGTCACGTGCAGCATCACGTGCAATTGCGGTATCAAGGTCGGTGTTAACAAATATCATTGCAACATCGTAACCTAACGCTTTCATTGCAGCTGCTTGTTTCTTGACCTTTTCAAAGTCTTTACCAGTTCCATCAACCACAACACCGAGTCTACCCATAAGGTATCGTGCCTGTTTCTTACCAGTAAGTGCCTTTGCACGACCACGAATGTCTTGACCTTTTACAGAGAAGATGTTGTCCGAAGACATTTCCATTCCTGCCTTCTTCATTGCCGCTTCGTAGGCATCGTCAGAATTTACGACTTTCAGACCGAGAGCAGGGAGTCCTGTCTTACCTACGATAAAGGATTTGCCAGACCCAGGCCCACCAGCAAGGAATACCGCCTTAAAGATTGCGGGGTCATCTACACCCTCTGTCATAAATTTCTTAAACTTAATCATTCTAATTCTCTTAGTAAATTTTGAATTCTTTTCTGATGAACTCTGCGAGACGTGGTAAGATATATCTTAAATTATCAAACCCTTCTGCATTCTGTTCTACGTTTATTGTAGTACTATTTATAATTTCTGAAATGTTAGTCAAATCCTTAGATTCCCCAACGATTCGATTATCTGGTTCGTCTAATTCTTTGTTATTGACAACATTGGAGAAGAACGTTTCATAACTATTACCCTCGTATGCATCAATCAAGTCGAAATCTTCGGTGCAGTATTGTGCGAAGTCTGCTTTGATATCTTCCGCATCATAGGTATTTCCTTCTGATGGGATGCCCGCTAAGAAAACTGCATCAAACTTAATCTCCACATCACTGCCCCAATGTACAGGAGGAACAATGGTAAAGTCTTCGTCACCCAATATGTAGGGTTTGTTACACTCAATACGACTGACATCAAAACTTCTCATAAACTGTCGTGCAAAACTATTTTGGGTATTCGGAAAACATACGAAAGGTTCTCCGTGACTTCGGAAGTATTTTTTCACACCAACCCAAAGATTGCTGACCAGATTGCCATATACTTTCTGTTTGTTGTCATCCCACATAGTTGGAAAATTACTGTTCTTGAATGAAGGAACAACTAATATTCTCTTGTATCCCTGTAGAGTCATCACATTGTTCCATATTAGGGCCCACACAAGAAACTCACTGATGAACCTTTCTTGTTCACGATAATCATATGTTGGGTCAAATGCAAACAATTCTTGGACATGAGTCCATAACTCAGTGTAATCCTCTTGACTAATAATTCGGGATTTTATTTTAGTTGGGTCAGACCCATCTATTACTATATCAAAATTCACTTGTACACCTTATAAAAATCTTCTAATTTAGCGATATTTTTATGACATAAGTTGTGGTAATGGCACATTGTTTTATGCTTGCGTGCTTCGGCAGTACCAATGCGAGAAAAGTCAACTAATTCATTTAATAATTGGACACTCATAAAACCAGTGGCCATGTTGAAAATTGGTTTCTGACTGTTTACACCGTTGACAAAAGAAGTTTTCTTACCAGAAATGTCTTGTGTTGCACCACTTATTTCTCTTTTACCTTTACGGTTGACATCAATCAAATGGGTGTTCTCGTGAATCACACGTCCCAGTTTACTTTTGATATCTTCAGACTTAAATGTCCCAGTATTAGTGGAGTGATCACAACCAAGAAGTACGACCGCATCAAAAATAATATCGGTTTCCACATCTATTTTTCTGTCTAGACTGAACCAGTTAGTCATGGGTAGGGTAACAACACCAATGTCTTCCCACACTTTTTTGTAAAGATGTCCTTCTTCTGGTAGACCAACATAGACATTACCTTGACCGCCAGTAATATTATGGATGATAGGGAACAACATATCACCAGCATTATCTATCGCAGCATAATTCTCGTCTCGCAGTCTCTCTTGGGTGATAGGTGTGGGTAGTACCAGAATATTACTGTAACCACCCAAAGAAATCATTGCATCCACAACTGATGCATCTGTAACCAGTGAAATTATATCATCGACCTTAGTATCACGATGATCAATTCCTTTACTCAACATCTCGGTCAATTCTTCTTTATTACGAAGATTGATAATACTAGAGGTATTTTCACTAGTAGGGTGAGTCCTATATAAAAACATTACTTGGTTCCCGAATAAATCGATTGAATGTGATCTTCAAACTGTTCTATCTTATCAGTACGATTAGGCCAGAGGATATACTCTTTCTCTGGGTTCGCTTTTAGATTGTTCAATAATGGTTGAATCGCATTGAATAGTTTATCTAGTTTATCTTGGGTTTCCGATACCGATGATGATGCAGACGTTACTGATTCTTGTGCCTTCTGCACAACCTCAAGATCGTTCTCGTCTACTAAGGTAAACCCAAAATCGAATAGTTCGTTTGACATAATTGTTCTCCTATTCTTCTATTTATACAAGTTTTATCGTTAAAACACTTGCCAATCTATGCTCAATTGTGTATTATATGTATACTAGTCAGAAAACAGGAGAGATTATGCAATCATTCAATGGGTCAATGCGGTATGATGTACATGGGCGTAAACGTAAGACCAATGCGTGGAGTAAGACCAAGAAGTACAGACCTGAGTTCAAACCTCTAGAATCGGTTTCTGTACACCGTGACACCCATCGTGAGAAGTACCCATCGGTAAGTGATATGGGATATGTTCAGTCCGAGGACACGTCATACAAACTAGAGGAATCCAAAAAGTTTACGGTAGCACCTGCCTTTAATAAAGGTGCATATCAAGTAATACCCCAATCTGATGTAAAACATATAGGAAAATAGTATGACTGGAAAGATGATAAACAAGTTGACAAATGCAGACCCCCGAACCCCATTCGTCATATTTGCACAGAAGTTGTACCGAGAGAATTGTGACGAGAGGATAGCATATGGTGAACCATACCAGACATTCGAACAATATCTCGAAAACAATATGAAGTTTTTGCTTGCCAATTTCAGTGAGAAGTGATATAATACTTGTATTGATAATGAGAAAGGTAATTGATTATGTCTGAAGTAACTTATGTAGTTCGTTGTGCCGAAACTGATAAACCTCTTGCTGGGTTTTTTACCCCATGTTATGATCGTGATACTGCGTTTAAGTATCAGGAACAACTCAATGTTCGTGGGTATGAAGATACCTATGTTGTTGTTCGTAAAGAGAGTACCGAGGTCACTGGTATGTATCAGGAACGTGAAATCTTCAATACGGAGGTATACGGAGTATGATTACTTTTGCTAACCAAGAACGCATTGACGTTCTTACCGAGAAGTTTGATATACTCACCGAGGGTATGGAGAACTGGAAGATGCCTATCGACACTGTCATCAACACATCTGAACTGAACGATATGCGTGATGCCTGTGAATGGTTTACTGGTTCTAAACTCTATGTGAAAGAACAAGTATCAAATGAATTGAAATACCGTGTGATGGCGGAAGGATACTATAATGCAATCGGAAGTTAGTATCAAAGGTGGTGCGACTATTGAGAAGTTTGATATGCCAGAACTAAATGGGTATGAACTTGTGTACAAATTTGATAATGGTTATGGTGCATCTGTAGTCAAACATGATATGTCCTATGGTGGTAAAAGTGGTCTGTATGAAGTTGCAGTACTTGACAATGAAGGTGAGTTGTGTTATGATACACCTATAACTAATGATGTTATCGGTCACTTAAATATGTCGGAGGTTGACAAGATTCTTGTTAATATATCACACTTATGAATATATTCCATTTAGACAAAGACCCTATTGCAGCTGCACAGATGATGTGTGACAAACACGTGGTCAAGATGATTGTAGAGTATGCCCAATTAATGTCTACTGCACATCGTGTTCTGGATGGTGAATTGTATCTGGATAAGACCAAGAATGGTCGTAACATCAAACGATGGAGAGTTGATGGTGCGGCACAAGAAAGACTCTTGTACAAGGCATCTCATGTCAATCACCCATCTAATATCTGGGTTCGTGAGAATAACAACAACTACCGATGGTTGTATAAACACTTCCGTGCATTGTGTAAAGAGTACACTCATCGTTATGGTAAAGTTCATTTGACCGAAGAGAAACTGAAAGGTCAGTTGTGGTTCTCGCCGAGGAACATCAATCAAGTAGGTAAGATGACTGAGTTCGCACAGGCAATGCCAGATGATTGTAAAATGCGTGATGCAGTAGAAGCGTACCGAAAATATTATATCAAAGAGAAATCATATATGGCGAAGTGGACTAATCGGGCAGTGCCTAACTGGTTCTCACAACAATCAATAGGAGGAGTATCGTAATGGTAAAAGTATTCATGGGGAGGGTTTACAATTTCAGTAATCAGTGGACATTTGAACGCACCGTTTATCTGACCCCATCAATTAGTCTAGATTTCAACGAGGGTTGGTGTTTGGACATATCTTTCTTGATATTTAAGTTCTACACATATCGAGATTTCAAGAGTAAAATAAACAATGGAGAATATTAATATGAATTATAATGAAATCGTGAACACTCTACGTGAGAGTGTGGTAAACCTATCATTCACAAAAGTGAAAGATGGTGGAGTACGTGAGATGAAAGCAACACTGGTGTCTGATATGATTCCAGAGGATAAGATGCCCAAGACTGATGCAAATGCAAATACTGAGAAGAACCAACTTGCGGTTCGTGTATTTGATTTGGATTTGAACGAATGGCGTTCATTCCGTGTTGATTCCCTATTGACTTTTAGTGCAGTATAATATATAATATATACTATTATGAAAAAGACACTGACACCAGCAGAAAAAGCGAAACGCACCAGAGATGCCAAGAAACAGGCAAATCTGGATGCGTTAGGTTTTGAACGTAAGAAAGTGAAACGTAAACGCAAACCAATGTCTGAGGAACAGAAGAAGGCTGCGGTAGAACGTCTCGCAAAGGCACGTGAAGCACGAGGTGCAGATGGAAGTAAGTCTGTCCATGAGGACATTCGTAATTTACCTGAAGATCACTTTCTACACTGGAAGAAAGTTAAACAGTGGGTAAAGTCGTGTCAAGACGAACTCAAAGGAATGAAGAGTTACAAAGATTCTAAGGTTGCCAAGGAAAGAGCGCAGTATATAGACCTTGAAGTTTACATCTCCAACATGAAGAAGTATCTGAGTGGTGGTGTATGGTCTGATTATACATATGGGGAAAGACGTGAGAGTCGGATACAAAAGGTTTGTATTGCGATGTCATTTTATGATGATGGAACACCTAAGAGAACATATGGAACTTGGTATCCCGATATCGCACAGGTCTGGACTCCCGAACTTGAAGAGGAAATTAATAGTTATGAAGGTTGACATGATAGTAGGGGGTGTGGATTCCTCGCAAGAAGAATCCAACTTTATGAACAAGAAGAAATTCACCAAGATGGTGGAGGACTGTGTAAGAAAAGAGTCCATGAGTTATATGGACACGGTTGTTTATCTGTGTGAACAGAACAACCTAGAGATTGAAGATGTCAAGAAGTATATTGCCATCTCAATAAAAGAGAAAATCGAGGTGGAAGCAATGAAACTGAATTTTCTCGAAAAAAGTGGAAGTTTATAAAATACTAAATAAGGGTATTGAAAATACTAATATTCGGCAGAAAATAAACTGGATAAAGGTATTGACTTTCAAATTACATTATGATACAATGAATACTCATAATACAACTAATACGCAAAAATACGGAGAACACAAATATGTCTTTTGCAAATCTTAAATCTAATTCCCTAGATGTTTCTAAACTCGCACAAGCGGCACAGACTGCATCAGGGGTAACTCAATCTAAAAACAAATACGAAGACCTCCGATTCTGGAAACCTACTGTTGATGACAATGGTAATGGTTTTGCACAGATTCGATTTCTTCCTGCCGCAGAAGGTCAAGAACTACCTTGGGTACGTTACTTCGATCACTTCTTCAAAGGCCCAACTGGACAATGGTATGTTGAGAAGTCTCTGACTACTCTAGGTAACAATGACCCAGTGAGTGAATACAACTCTCGTTTGTGGAACTCTGGTATCGATGAAGATAAAGAGACTGCACGTAAACAGAAACGTAGACTTCACTATGTTGCGAACGTTATGGTAGTGAGTGACCCATCTAATCCTGCTAACGAAGGTAAAGTATTCCTTTACGACTTCGGTAAGAAAATCTTTGATAAGATTATGGATGTGATGCAACCTCAGTTCCCAGGCGAAACACCTGTAAACCCATTCGACTTTTGGACTGGTGCAGACTTCCAGTTGAAGATTCGTAATGTTGCGGGATATCGTAACTATGACAAATCGGAGTTCAAGTCCACATCTTCATTGTTTGATGCTGATGAGACTAAACTAGAGTCAACTTACAATCAGTTGCATGATGTGTCTGAGTTTGTTGCAGAGTCTTCATACAAATCATATGATGACTTGAAGTCACGACTTGAAGTGGTACTGGGTCAAGCGACTGGTGCTGGTGCGACTGTAAAGAATGATTCTCTGAGTCAAACTGCTGAGTCTGCTCCAATTCGATCTGCGGAACCTACTGTAGTTTCTCAGTCTGCTCCCGAACCTGTTATTGCAGAGTCGGGTAGTGAAGATGACACATTGTCATACTTTGCGAAACTTGCTGCGGAAGACTAATCATGTATCACTTGTATACTGAGAATGGTTCTTATTCGGAGACAAGTCTTGTGAGGTTGCTGTTCGCAGTAATCTCACACAGATTCCATCACTTTGTAAAGGGTGAAGGTTTCCGAGATTAAAGCATCCTTGCCTTAGGATAAACCGTTATGGTTATAGGGGGACTCGAAAGAGTCCCCTTTTTTTATTTTACCACTTTAACGTATTTAACGCCACGGTAAATGTAGACTAGTTCTTTCATCGTAGTTCTCCATTAGGATTGTACGATTCTTTTAACGCATGAACCTATGCGAACCTCTAGAGTGGGTTAACCTAACTTGCAACTCTTGCGAGACCATCGTTTGAATTAGTAGCGGGTGTTGCATCACCATATATCGCAGTACTATTAGCACTAGTATTGTTCTGTACGTTGGTTGATGCATCCATAACAGTTGTACCACCAGTACCAGTACCAGTTAGTTCTGTGTTCTGTCCTTGTACAGTAGACATCTGTGCGTTCCTTGGCGCACCAAGACCCAATGAAGAGTTTACCTGTGTCATCACTCTACCGATTTCTGGTACTTTTAGATTAGGGTCTAATATACCTTTACCAAAATCAATCTTTTTGTTTCTACCAAAAGTCTCAAATTCAACATGGTCTTCGCCAGCTGGATTACCATGTGCAAGAGCGCCAAGTAATCTAGGTAGGTGACCGAAACTATCTAACATACCTTCGATGTCGATACTACCAGCACCAATGTTGATATCCGACACTTTCTCAAGTGCCGATGCCATTCTTTCAATACCAGATGCCGCCTTATTGAGTTCTACTTCTTTGTCTGCAATAGACAACATCTCTTGGATTGGGCCTTTACTATCTCCACCAGAGAGGAAGTTCAATACTGCAACACCCACATTACCAAGTGCGGAGGCAAGGTTACCAGCAGTGAATGTTTTTAGACCATCAGAGATATTACCCATTGCGTTCTTGAATTTGGTAGATTTAACTTCGATGTCCCCATCGGTTTGGTCGGTGAGTGACAATAGAGTTAATACATTGTTCTTAACTTTGTCTGCCATGTCTGGCGATGCAAACTTGGCGAGAAGACCACCCACTCCGAACACCGCAAGTCCAGCACCTAGACCAGTCATTGCAAGGAAGAACTCACCACCCTCTTTAAGGAAGGAGAGACCTTTTTCACTTACATCATTGCCAATACTTAATAGTGTAAGTACTTGTGTTTTTACTTGTTCTGCACTAAAGGATACTAATTGTGCGATGCCCGCAATCGCAGTACCCGCACCAAATGCGATAATACCAGCAGAAAG